GCAGGGTAAGTAGTGGAGAGATAGCCCTAAATCTGACTATGGGTTAAATCAGGGAGCCTGAGTGGGGAATCCAGGCCACGGCCAGTTTGAAAGGAAATATTAAATGGGTAGTTATGATCAAAGTAGAGACAAACTAATTAAACTTTTTGAAATGAAGAAAGAAAAATCCAGTTTATTGTGTTCTATTTTTTCATATGATGGCGGTCAACCAAAATTAGGTTTTAGTAGATCGTATGATAAAAAAGATGGGACAACAGGATATGGAAATCCAGGAAGAATGACTATTGACGAAATAGAATTCTTGAAAGAAAATCTTGAAGAAATTATTAAAATTATGAAAGAAAATTCTAAAAAATAGGATATTTTCTTGAAACAACAGAACAAATTTATAAGAAGGGTTGATTCGGAGGTTTCGTTTGTACAGTAATATTTGTGTGATAGGTCTTGGAAGTCTTGGTGGTTATCTAGCAAAAAATTTATCTGAATTAGAAACAACGAAAAATTTATTATTGATAGACTATGATACTGTAGAGCAAGAAAATATTAAAAACTCCATATATTCTCAACGAGATATTGGAAAACTAAAAACAGAAGCTATCTTACAAAAAATAGATAGTAACGCTCAAGTTCATTGTATCAATAAAAAATATATTGAGGGAATAACAAAAATACCAAAATATGATTTAACAATAGACTGTCGTGATTTTACTTATGAAAGAAAAAATCTAATAGATGCTAGATTATCAATGTCATATAGAAATTTGATTATTGATTGTAGAAAAAATGTTAAATATTTAAAACAACATGAAGGAAAATATATAGAAAGATTAAGTAAAACAGATTTAAAAGTAGCTGCATTAAATACAACAATCTTAATTGGAAATGGTATTATTCGAGAGTTGATAAATAAACAAATTGTTCACGAGATTCCAATTGATTATATATCTGAAAAAACAAAAAATTCCGTAAAAAATAATGAAGTAGATATTATATATGACCATAATTCTTTTGAAGGAAAATTATTAAATCTTCATAATAACTATTCTTCAATTATAGATTTAAATAAAAACAATGATTTAACTATTTGTGTAGGAAGTAAAACATCCCCATATCTTACAAAAACAATTTTAAAAAATAATTTTAATTCCATCAATGATATTATCTCAAATTTTTCTTCACTTATGAAAAACCTTCCGTTTCCTTACAATTATTATGTAATTAGTTTAAACAAATATGATAATGTATTTTACGTTGAACTTTTACCAGAAACGGGGTCTGCATGAAAAAAATAATCATACAAACTATAATTCCAAATAAATTAATTTGCAATTCAAATTTATATTCTATTAAAATAATAGATCCTAAATTTATTATCAAAAAGTTTTTCGTTGCTGTAAACGAAGATAATAAAATAGAAAATGTTGGTATCATGGATGGATTACATCCAAATTGTGATTTAAAAACTAAACTTTTATGCATACCAGAATATTTAAAAGAATATGAATTAAATGAAAATTCTATTAAAATTATTTTTAATATTTTAGAAGTGTTTAATTTTGATAGTTCATTTTTTCAACCATGGGATTGTTTTGAATATGAATATGTGAAAGAAGAAAGGATAAGAGTTGAACCATTATGAATAAACAAAAGTATAAAGAAGATTTAAAAAAGATTGGGAATGAAACTATAAACGATTTGGAACCTGTAATTAAAAAAGGAGTAAATAATATATTTGATTTTGTTAAAGAAATTATTGATGACGCTATATCTACATTATTTGAAAAAAGAAAAACGTCAAATAAAAAGGAGAATGTTGAATGAAAAATAAACCAGAAGATAATGCGGCAGTTTTATTTAAAAAACTAATTAAAGATACTATTGCAGAAGAAGGATATTTTAAAGAAAAAGATATCAAACAATTAATGACAAATATTTTAAATGAAATTGATCTTTTAATTGCTAAACGAGTTAAAAAACATTTTTATGATATTGGACTCTACATAGTTAGAAATGATAATTCAAGTACAAATATAACTCAAAATCCTGGAGACAAAAAAGATGCCAAAACTTCTTGATGTTGCTTCATTTTGTGAAAATTTAAAAGAGATAACATCGTCAAAAATTATTGATAAAAGAAAATTTCATCCCGCTGGTTTATTTTCTGAACAGATATTTGGTCCAATAAAAAATTATACTTGTCAGTGTGGAACTTATCATGGTATTTCTAGAGCTGGTGGAACATGTAAAGAATGTGGAGTAGATATTGAAAATAGTGTTATAAGAAGAAAAAGATTTGCAAAAATCATATTACCAGTTCCAATAGTTAATCCAATAATGTATGATTTAATTATAGATATTGGTGGCAATTTAGTTAAAAATTATTTAAATAAGTTGATGAAAAGTGATAAGAGCGTTTTATATACTCAAGATGGTTATTACTTTGTTACTGAGGATTCAAAAGTTCCAGAAGGTGTTTTAAAGTGGGAAAAATTAGAAGCAATATATGAATTGATAAATAATGTAGCTGAATCTAATATTGAATCTGATCCAAATAGTAAATGGAAGATAGTAAAAAATAATATGAATAATTTATTTATTCAAAGTATTCCTGTTCTTCCACCAGATTTGCGTCCTGCAGCAAAAGGTGTTGAAAGAAACAATCAAGTTGTTGACAAAATTAATAGATTCTATATGCAAATTTTAACAAAAAAAGAATCTATGAAAGATACAATAATTGATATAAATAGAGATAAAACACTATTCTATTCTTATTTTAAACAAATTCAAAAAGATGCTATTGAGTTATATGACCATATTATAGAAAAGTTATCTAGGAAGGAAGGGTTAATTAGATCAAATATTTTAGGAAAAAGAATTGATTTTTCTGGAAGAGCAGTAATTATACCAGATCCTTCTTTAAATATAGATGAATGTTCATTACCTTATGTGATGTTTTTAGAATTATTTAAATTACAAATTTCAAAAAAGTTAATAGAGTTAAATAGATTTAAATTGTTAAATGAAGCCATAGATTATATTGATGATTGTATAAGTTTAAATGATAATGTTTTATTTAAAGTATGTGAAGAATTAGCTAAAAATGAATTATGTATTTTAAATAGACAACCATCATTACATCGGTTAAGTATGGTTGGATTTAAAATTAAAATTTCTCTTGATTGGGTAATTAAGTTGCATCCATTAGCTTGCGCAGGGTTTAATGCAGATTTTGATGGTGATCAAATGGCAGTTTATATTCCCATCTCTGATGAAACTAAACAAGAAATTCTAGATAAAGTTATAATTACAAAAAATTTTACTAATCCTGCAAATATGGAATTATCAACAATTCCAAGTCAAGATATTGTTTTAGGAGTATATGCTCTTAGCACAAGCAAATTTCCAAAATTACAAACAATTGTTGATTGTAAAGGTGAAAAAGTTTCAGAGAGTGTTAAAATTTTAAATGATTGTTTTCCAAATGATTATCCATTGATAAATTATCAAGTTGGAAAAAAAGAATTGTTGAAAATTTTAAATGATATTAAAGAAAAATATTCAGAAATTGATATTGCTAAAACTCTTGATAATATTAAAGTTGTTGGTTTTAAATATTCAACAATCTTTGGCCCTTCTTTATCTTTAGAATCTTTTGGAATAAAAAATTCTGGTAAAGTTAGAGATTTGATTTATAAAGATGGTACAGTTCTCGAGCAATTGAATAAACTTGCATCTAAAGAAACTGAAGATTTTCTAAAAGAAAATTTTAAGTATTCGTACTTAATTGAGTCTGGAGCCAGAGGAAGTTGGGATCAAGCTAAACAGATAGTATTTTCAAGAGGTTATGTTTCTGATTTTAATGGAATGATTAAAGAAACCCCAATTAAACATAGTTTGTTAGAAGGATTAACTCAAGAAGAATTTTTTAACTCAACTTATGGTTGTAGAAAAGGTTTACTTGATGTTGCATTAAATACCGGAACCTCCGGATATCTTTCTAGAAAATTATTATTTACAGGAACTAATTTAGAGTTAGATGATCAATTAGATGATTGTGGCACAACAGATTATTTAACTGTGTATGTTTCGGATGATAAAAAATCTAAAATGTTATTAGAAAGATATTTTTTAAATGATAAAAATGAATTAGAAAAAATTACAAAAGAAAATAGACAAAGTTTGATTGGAAAAAATATTCAATTAAGAACACCAATATTTTGTAAAAGTGAAAAAATTTGTAAGAAATGTTATGGTGATTTATATAAATTGATCCATAGTAAATTTGTTGGTGTAATTGCAGCACAATCATTAGGAGAAACAAACACGCAACTAATCCTCCGGACATTCCACTCATCGGGTGTGGCTAAACTAGGAAAACCCAATGAAGACAAAGAGTTAATTGATGATGCTAAACAAAAAGATATTGTTGGAGATTTAACTTTAGCCTCTAGATTATTTCATCAAACAAAAGGAAAAAATTATAATGATCTTGTAGATGAATCTTATGAAATTTATAATAGAAGTAGAGATATAATGCACGTGCATTTTGAATGTATTATTTCTCAGATGATGTGGGCTAATAATAATGGTGAAGAAACTTTATGGAGACTTTTAGAAAATAGAAATAAAATAGCACCATCTTATTATAGTATTCAATCTGTTCCAGAAAAATCTAGTTGGTTATTAGGATTAGGATTTTCTAATCCAAAAAGACAAATTATAAAAGGTTTACAAAAATCTGGACAATATAGTGGAATTTATGATAGGATGATTTGCGGAAGCGATTTATAAACATAAACTACATAGGGAGATAAAAACTTGAAATTCATAAATCCTTCTTATAAGGTCAATGAAACAAAAAATCTTTTTACTTTAAGAAAAGAAGAATACGAAAACTTAGAATCAACCATTAGAGAGATTCTAAAACCAGCTGAAGAATTGGGATTTGTAATTACAGATTTTGGAATCAAGGAATCTAAATTTTCATCTGGGGAATTATATCGAACCTTAAAAAGGAATTTGGTTATTAAGTTACAAAAGAATGGTTCTGAAATAGATTTATCTATGATGATTCCAAAATTAATAAATGATAATTATTTAGTAATCGGAGGAAGAAAAAAGATACCATTATTTCAGTTATTTGACATACCTTTTGTAACTAGAGGAAAAACTATTAAGATGAGAACCAATGTAGCATCTTTGATGGTTTTTGAGGAAAAAGAATTTCCTCATATTTATATTTCCATTTTTGGAAAGAAGGTTCCATTAGCTCTGGTAATGTTTTCGTTTTTCGGTTATGAAAAAATTGGACAGATGTTTGATTTTTCAAAAGTTCAATTTACAGAAGATGATTATCCAAACTTAAAAATATATGATAAATTTTTAGCAGAATTGAAAGACTATTATGAAAGTTCAGAAGATTATACAAGAGATGATTTTATAAAAGAAACTGGAAAATATTTTTCTAGTTTTGATTATAGAGTTAAAGGTGAAGATTTAGTTTATGGTCTTGATTTAATATTAAAAGCAGATGTTATGTCAGCTAAATTCTTTACCACTGGATCTGTTTTAGGTGATTTAATTGAAGTAATGAAAGTAAATGATATTGATGATACAGATTTCATGAATAAAAGAGTTAGATGTTTTGAATATGTAATATTATCTAAAATATCTAAAGCAATTTTTGATTTATGCATGTCAAATAGAACTTCTAAAGCACCAAAATTTAATATTAACTCATCTCAAATATTATCAGAATGTAATGTATCTAATATTATACAATTTGATTTTTCAATTAATCCCATTGAAGAATTAACATTATTATCTAGAACTAGTCTAGTTGGTCCTGGAGGTTTTAGTAGAGAAAATGTTCCTTATTATTTAAGAGATATTCAGCCATCAATGTTTGGAAGACTTTGTCCAGTTGATACACCAGATAGAGAAAATTGTGGTATTCTTCAAAGTCTTGTTCCAAATGTTGATTTAGATAATAATTTAAAATTTACAGATGTAGCAAAAACAGATCAACCAGTATCCATTCCAGTTACCATGGTTCCCTTTTTACAAAATGATGATCAGACTAGATTGCAAATGGCTTCTTCACAAATGAGACAAGCCATTATGTTATATAATTTTGAACAGCCAATGATTAAAACTGGTTGTGAAGGATTGTATACAGATTATACTCAATTTATTAAGAGAGCAAAAAAGGATGGAGAAGTAATATATGTAGATTCTGATTATGTTATGATTATGTATTGCGATGGGGAATTTGATTTAATTAATGTTGGACTAAGAAAAATTTATGTTGAAAATCTTGACATGATGGATGTTTATGTGACAGAAGGGTGTAAGGTTAAAGCTGGAGATATTATTGCGGAAAGTAATTTCTGCAAGAATGGAGAAATAAATTTTGGAAGAAATTTATTGACAGCAATTATGCCCAAAGATGGATATAATTATGAAGATGGTATTATTATTTCTGATAGATTAGTAAAAGAAAATATCTTTACTTCTGTTCATGTAAAAGAATTATCTTTTGTAATTCCAGAATCAAAAATTCTGTTGTCACTTGATGAAAATAAATATAAACCTCTTCCAAAACCATATCAATCTCAAGATGAAAAAAATCCTAAGAAAAAATATGATTATATTCCCCATGGAAAACCTTATGCTATTTTAAAAGAAATGTCTGGAAATGTAACAGAATTTAATTCAATTTTTAAAGAAGAAATTCCATTATTAGCAAAACATAATTTGTTTATTACAGACGTTAGTATCTTTGTAAATAAATATAATGATAAAATTCAACAATACCGTGATTGGGTTGAACGAACACAACAAAAACAAATTGATGAAGAAAAAAGAATTCAAAATTTAATTTATGAAAAATTACCAAAAACAAAAGCACTACAGTTTATTCGAGATAATAATTTAGATAAGTTTTCTCATTTTGGAAAATATAAAATTAAAGGTGAAGAAGTTAATGGTATCTATGTAGAAATGAATGCTATCTATTTGAGGAATATAGAAGTCGGAGATAAAATTGGAAATAGACATGGAAATAAAGGAGTTATTTCTAAAATTTTACCCCATGATGAAATGCCAAAAATGGAAGATGGAAGAAATGTAGATATTTGTATTAATCCTTTGGGAATTATTTCTAGAATGAATGTTGGCCAAGTATTCGAAGCAAATCTAGCAATGTCTTTAAATGATCTTAAAAATAAATTATTAGAAATGTTTAATTCAGAAGAAAATCATGAAAAAAGAAATAATGAAATTAAAAAATATTTGTTGGGATATATTAAAATTGTTGATTGTACAAAAGATCAATGGTTTTTAAAACAATTTAAAGAACAATTAAAAAATGTTAAAATTGATGAAGAATTTATTAAGGGAATTTGTTTACTAGCACCTCCTTTTGAATCCCCAACATATGATCAAGTTTTGAAAGCTATGAAATATACTGATACAAAATCTGAGTATAAAGTTTTTGACCATCAGTCTAATGATTTTATTCTGAATCCAATTTGTGTTGGTTTTATGTATTTCTTTAGAATGGTACATATCGCAGCTCATAAGATTGCGTTTAGATCTATTTCCATGTATAATAGAAAAACAATGCAAGCTGTGTCTGGAAGAAAGAATAATGGGGGCCAACGTTTGGGAGAGCAGGAGTGCAGCGCGCTTATTGCTCATGATGCATTAGAAAATTTAACAGAGTGTTTAACGACAAAATCTGATTGCATAGATTTAAAAAATCAATATATTAAGAAAATTATTGATTCTAATTATTTAAAAGAGGAAGAAGATATATCAAGAGTTCCAGAGGCAGTAAATCTATTGAAAAATTATTTATTAATTTCTGGTTTAGATATGAATAAGTAGAATGGGAGGAGAATTAATTTTCTCCTCCACCTCTATCTAGAAAGGATTAAAAAATGAAAGATGAATTAGAAAACAAGTTAGTTAAAGAATTTCCAAATTTATATAAACAAACATCTTTATCTCCACAGGAAACTTGTATGTGTTGGGGGTTTTGCTGTGGGGATGGCTGGGAAAAAATTATTTATAATCTTAGCAAGAAAATAACAGAATTGGATCCAAATGTTGAAGCAGTACAGGTAAAGGAAAAATTTGGTGGATTGAGATTTTATATTGGACCTGTAATCCAAGATAAGGCTGATGAAGTATACGATGCTATTAGCGAAGCCGAGAGTGAATCTTTTAAAACATGTGAATATTGTGGGACAAAAGAAAACGTTACTACAAAAGGTCCGGGTTGGATTAAAACTTTATGTAATGATTGCAGGAAAGAAAGGAGTAAAAAAATTGAGTGATATTAATATTTTACCTGATATACAACATGAGTTGAAACCAGAGTTTGAGCTGTATATTAATCAGGTTGGTGTTGAGAATGTCAAAGTTCCATTTTTGTTAGATAGTTTATATGGCGGAACACACTCTCTTATTGCAAATGTTGAAATGACTACAGATCTAAGAGATAACATTAAAGGAATTAGTATGAGCATGCTTCTTAGATCTCTAATAAAATATTTAGATAAACCACTAAAACATGAAACAATTAAACAGATTTTAGAAGAATTTAAAACAGCGGTTGAAACTGATTCAGACCACAGTTTTATTAAATTTGATTTTGAATTACCAATTAACAAAAAAGCTCCAAAATCCAATATGGTATTTCCTCAATTTTATAAATGTGGGTTTTCTGGAAAATTGGATCATGATGAGTTTAGATTTTTCTCTAAGGTTCTCGTGCAATATCAAAGTTATTGTCCATGTTCAGCATCATTGTGCAATCATTTAAAAGAGAATGGATCCAATGGTTTTCCTCATGCTCAAAGAAGCTTTTGTGATCTTCTTGTTGAAGTTAAACCAGAGAATGTTATTTGGTTAGAAACATTAATTGAATTAATTGAAAATGCAGTTTCTAATCGTGTATATCCATTACTAAGAAGAATGGATGAACAAATTGTTGCCAAAATTGCAGCAGAGAACCCGCAGTTTGTTGAAGATAGTATCAGAAGAATTTGCAATTCATTAAATCAAGAAGAATCCATACATGATTATATTGTTAAGTGCTATCACGAAGAATCTCTACACACGTCAAATGCAATTGCAATAGCGTGGAAAGGAATTGATAAGGGTTTTCGAGGTACACATTATTTATAGAAAGGAAAAACAATGACATTACCCAAACGTGTAGCGTATACATTAAAAAATATTTTGGAACATCCATTGTTAATTAACATAATGGATAAATCTCAGGATATTAATAAAATAATTGATGAGGTTTCTAGTTGGTGGACGTATGATTTATTTACAAGAAAACCAGGTCCAGCATATGATGAGGATGGTGTTTTTCTTGGTACTGATTTAGATTTAGCATGTTTTCTTTATGAATTAGCTGATAGAAATGCAGTAATAAATTTACCCGAATATAAGAGTATTAGACCAACTAGTCATAAAGAAGGTCAAATGTTAGTTTCGAATAAAAATAGACATGGATGCATTATAGGATTAAATGCAAATAAAGAAACATTTATTTTCTCGGTTAGAATTAAAGATATGAATGTAATGACTTCTAATTCTGTAGGTGATTATAGAAATTTTTCAATTACTAATTTTTCGGGTGATTGGTATGATGGTTGGAAAAAAATTGAATTTATTCCAAACACCAAAGAAAATTTATTTCTAACTGAAAGTAAGATTCTTGAAGATAACCATATTACTTTTAAGAATTTTTCTCACCCAAATAGATGGACAAGCTTTTTCGGTCAGTACTATTTCATAACTAAATTATTTATTGATAGATTAACAGAGGAGGCAGCATATTTTAATTCCGAAGTTAAAAAAATGTTAAACGAAGGAATTAAATTCCCAGAAAATGTAAAAAGTGTCACTGAGGAATGGCCTCACAAAGATGTAGAAGAAGGAAAGTCAATTAAGGTTAAAGCTTTTCAAGTTGAAATAGATGTTCCAAAAAATGAGTCTTCTTTTCAATCATATGAACATAATCAAGATAATTTAATAAAATTAAGTAATTTAAGAAGATACTATATATATAACTTAATCCCAAAGCTAAGATTTGCAACAAGAGCAACTGAGTTATCATATTATAATTCTCAAAATAATATGCCACATTGGCTAGAGAATGTAAAATGGGAAAATGATTATGTTGTTCCTGGTAAAAGAATTAAGTGGGAAAGATTGGTTTTGTTTCAACCAGGTGTAGGAAAAAGATCAGTTTCAATCAGAAAGAGAAATTATGAGAAATCTGAAATTGTTTCTAAAGATTATAAGGGATGATCATGAATGTAATATGTGAAACAAAAAATATTGATGCTAGCGGCACATCTTTAATTGGTTATTTAAATTTAAAATATAATGAAATTGTTTCTATTTTTGGAAAACCTATAAAATTAAATGGATACAATAAAGTAGAATGGGAATGGGTATTCAAATTAAACGATTCTATTTTGACAATTTACAATTGGAAAGATGGTCCAGGTTATACTGGAAATAAAAAAATTAAGGCTAGTGATATTACTGATTGGCACGTTGGTGGAAAATATAAATACGATTTGAAAATATTAGAATTTTATATTTACCAACAAAAAGGAGAGAAGTTTCATCTTGGTGATAATTTGATCAGGGAGGATATTTTTTAAATGTCAACATTAATTTTAAAACCAGGTGGACTACTTATAGAAAAAAGATGGGTATATGATGAAAAAATTAAAAAAGGGAATTATGAACATACCTTAATTTCAACAGGAAACGATAATGAAGATTCTTATCTTCTATCACTTTTAAATACAACAATAGAACTGGATAATGAATTTACTGTAAGAGATTGGTTTAAATTGATAATTAATTATCCAGTTTATCAAAAGTTAGATTTGTTTACTCCATCTTTTCTTGAAGAATATTATAACTGCCAAGAAGAAGGATGTTTTGATCCTGAAGGAAAACTTCAAGATATTGTTTTTCAAAAAATTATTTCAATCGAAAATTATGATCCAGAAAAAGAAGATAAATATGAATGTGAAATCTATATGGATATTAGTGGGAGACACAAGGATGAAGATACTCATTATGGAATAGAATTTACACCATTAAAAGATTATTTAGATACACCAATGAAACTTCTGGATGGAATTATTACAAAAACTATTCCCATTTTAAAAGAAATCAAAGAAGCTAAAAAGAAAAAGAGACATTCTGATTATACATATGATTATAAAAAAGAAGAAGTTAGGGTATATTACACTCTTTTCGAATTTATAACTTCTTTTATTTATGAAATTTCTTTCTTTGGCACACCAGAAAGAAGAGATAAAAAAAACAAGGAACTTTTAGAGCAAATTGATGATGTTAAATCAGGAAAAGCTAAAACATATCCATTGGATTTGGATAAATTAATTAATGATGAGTCGGAAGAGGATACAGAATGACAAGAGAAGAAATCATAAAATTATATGAAAAAGAAAGAGATTACCAAAAATCAGTTTTTGGTGAATATAAAAATAATCCATCTTTAAATTTAGGATCCTTTCTTCTATTTTTAGATAACTATTTACAAAAATCTAAAAAATATTATGTATCAAAATGGACAGATAATCCTCCATTATGGATGTTATCTAGTAGAGAGTTTTTATCACAAGGATCTTGTCCAGCCGAAGCATATGAAGAACTAATTAAGATTTTTGCATTAGCAGGAGCAGCATTAGAATCATATGCTGCAATAGATGTTTCTAAATGGAGAGAAAATGGAATTAAAGAAAAATGGAAGGATTGAATCAAAATGTTAGAACTTGGAAAAACTTTTATGTATCTTGGAAATGAATACAAAATTATTACTATTGATGATAAAAAAAATAAAATTAACATTGAAAGAATTGGTGATAATATTCATATTCCAGAAATTGGTGAAAAATTAGATATTGAAAATAAAACTTATAAAGTAATTTATTTTAACGGTAGAAAAAACAGAATATCAATTGTACCAGTTGTTTATTAAAGAAAGGGAGTTTTTAAAAAGATGATAGAAAATCTAAAAGAAATGGTTACTAATCTTAATGATGGACCTCCGGTTGTTCCAATTAGTACTAAAAAATCTAATAAATCAGAAAATCATATTCCTGTAAAAGAAACAATAATTGAAGATAAACCAGAAGAAAGTATTCCTGAAATTAGTCTTGTAAATTTTTATGATTGGTATGAAGCAAATTGTTCTTCTATTCATAATGTTGCAAGAGTAAAAGCTGAAGTATCTAATATTAATGTAAAAGATAGTATTATTTTTAAGATTCAGAAGGGAAAACCAGAAGATGAATCAATGGAATTGGTAAGTTTTTATAATCCGGGAGCTAGACCAATTCTAAATCTTCCGCCTGTTTATATGAAAGTATTTAAGAATGATACCTTTGAAGTTTTGCATTCTTATTCTGATGAAATTTTTGTTAAATCGTATGGTGTTAAAACCGGGCTGATTTTAATATTTTGCGCTAACGTTGATGGTAAGATTGTTCCTTATCATAGAATTAAAATCAAGAAAAATGTCACAACGATTAAATTAGATAAACTTCCTGATATTCCTTCTATTAGAGAAAGACTTTCTGAGGATGTAGATGTGGAAAGTGTACAACTTTTGTATAAACAAGCTATTAAATATCTTAGTGAGTTTACTACAAAAGAAAATACATTGAATTGGTTCTTAAAAAAGGAAACAGAAGTAATTGATATTAATCATTTATTGAAAATTGATTCTGTGTTGATTAATGTTATTTAGTTGATTTTGAAGGGAGGGATATATAAATATATCCCTCCCATTTTAAAAGAGATTTTTAAATGAATATTAATAAATTTTGTAGATTGTTTTTAAATAATGTTTATTCTTATGATATTTCAGCTTGTCACTATAACATCTTAAAAAGTTTAAACTATGATATTTCTAATATTGAAAAAAATGATAAACTAAAAAGAAATATTCAAATTGGAAAATTAATGAAAGGTAATCCTCAATTAACAAATACAATTAGATCGATTACTGAATCTTTAATAGATGAATATATCTTAAGAAATAAACTATTGAAGGATGATATTATAATTAGACAATATGATGGATTCATGTCTCTTAAACCTTTAAAACAAACCACTGATCAATATCTTCCAATAGATTTACAAACAATCTTTTCTGTTTTTATTATTTCTTTGGATAGAACAAAATTTATTGCAACAGATGGTAATAAAATTTCTATTAAAGGAATTCCAAATAGATATCAAGAAATTGATAATATTTTTAAGAAAATACTATTCATTAATTATGCTAATAAAAATTCAATTTTTGTTAGTCTTCAAAATATAAAAGATGAAATATTAACTTCTCAAAATCCTAAGTTATATTGTATTCCATCAGGAGAAGGAAAGTACAATATATTTTTAAAACAGTATGGACAATTTGAAATATCTGAAACGTTAATTAATATTTTAGATACATCTGATATTGATAAAGAAAGATATTTTAATCATTATTTTAAATCATTCTTTGATAGTATAGCAATTGAGTTTTTATAAAGGAGTATTATGAAAGCAATTTTAAATATTGCGGGAGGAAAAATAAAACCTTTTGAATGGGATGGTTCCACTATTGAATTATATAAAGATACCAAACTAATAGTCAATTTAGATAAAATGTATTATAATCCAGTCAATATTGCTGAAATTATTAATATACATTCTTCGATATATTATCGTAATATGAATTTTATATCCGGTTCAAAGTGTGTAGAATATAATTCGGATCTTGATGTGTATGAATTTTTAGAAAGATATCATATTCCTTTTGATGGTATAGCAATATATAGATTTTTAGAACATGTGCCAAAAGTTCAAGTTTTGTATTTTATTTATCTATTATCTACATCTGTAAAAATTGGAGGGTATGTAGATGTAATAGTTCCAGATTATAAAAAATTAGCTAAAAGAATTTTAGATGAAGATGTGTTTTCTAATAATTTTGAAGAAGAAGATATTATTACAACTTTTGAATTGTTAAATGAACCTACTTGTAGCCCTCATGCATCTATTTGGACATTTGATAGAGCTTATAAATTCTTTGAATTAGAAGGAAGATTTAAAATTAAAATAATTAAAGAAAATTATGATTTTGATGGAAGAGATATTTATTTAAGATTTATAGCAGAGAGAGTTAAATGATAGATCAAAATCAATTAAATCAAATTGTTCAATTTTTAAATTTGGAAAAGATAGTTGTTCGTCAAAAAATTGAACTCTATGGATTTCCGAGAGAAAGAACAGAAGAGTTTGAGAAAAAATTAGAAGTTGTTAAAAAACAATTAGGGAATAATGTAGATTTAAAAATCGTGAATGAAGGAGAAATAGTAAATGACAACATTGAGCTTCCCGCTGAGAGCGGCCCAGATGGGATTAACTGATTTAGGAAATGAGTGTTTCGAATATCATGATCATATCGGTGGAGTAATATATAAACATTTACAAACTAAAGATAATATTGATGTACCATTATATGGTTTATTTACAAAACCTCCAGTTGATAATATAGATTATAAATATGCTGGATATGTTTCTGATCTATATCAGTTTGAAGGTAATGAGGTGATGAATAATAGAATCAGACAATCTATTCAAGAAATTGGAACGCCGATTTTTAGGGAGTATATATATCTAAACCCAGTTAGAACCAGAATGTCAAATGAAATTCTTATTCAGCACGCTTCTAATATTCCAAGAGTTGGAGATGTGTATCCACAAGTAGTTGTTAAAAATACATATGATGGATCAGGCGCAAGAGAGTTTCTTTTTGGATTTAGTGTTTTAGAAAATAATTCAAGAATTTTTGGTTTTGGATTTAGAAATAAAATTTCAAAAGTTAGACAAGTTCATAATATTCATTCTAAAACATCATTTACGAGTCCTATTGGAAATTATGTCGAATTCTTTGCAGAAAATATTTTAGAAATTATTGAAACCAATTTTAATACTCCCATAACAGAAGACCATCTATTAACAGTATTTGAAACTTTAGAAGAAATTGGGAAGAAAAGAAGATTAGAAGTATCATCTTATCTAAATAAACAAGAAGGTGCTCAAGTTAATGCATGGAGTTTGTTTCTTGCAATTACCTATTTTTCTACAATTGAAAAGAATGTAAATATTAAAGCATTGTTAGATGATATAGCGGAAAAAGTACTAGTTATTCCTGTTGGTATCCAAAATGTTCTTAGAACATTAAATGGCGGAAATTAAAATGATAGATGAAAAATTAACAGATTATTTGAAAGGTTTAAAACACGGATTATTTTCTTCTAGAGATAGTGCGAAAGAAGGTTTTAAATACGCGTATGACTTAATTGAAACAATTCCTAAAAAATACAGACATGTTGCATTTACAGCACTTCATGTTTCTGTTAATAGTATCTCTGATGATATTTCAAAATTAATTCAAAAAAATTCTTAAATTTTAAAACAAGGGATCAAAGAAAATTATTTTATTTCTTTGATCCCTTGTTTTCCGTTAAAATATTTTTTGTTTCTTTTTTTGTTAGAACAAAATATAAATACATCCGTGGAGGGTTTGTTATATGAAATCCTATGCTAAATTAGTTGAAAAATATCTAAATTTAATAGAACAAGAAAATATAAAAAAAAGTTTTACAACAGAAGAAGCTAAAAAAATAGGGGATGAAATTGGAGTAGATTGGTCTAAGATAAAATTAGAACAATTTAGGAAAGGGTGTGATATTGAGCTAGAGCATGGAACAATTGATCCCCAAACAAATGTAACTAATGATGATCCTATAATGACTGGAAAAATAGCACTAGCACATTTAAAAGAAAGAGTTGATTATTATATTCTCCTTGATAAATATGTAGAAAATGAAGAAGTGAAAGGATAAAGATGCCAGAAAAGAAAAGAGTTCAAACTCCCACCAGAGGATATGATATACAATTAAAAATAAAAGATCTTGATTATACAAATGATTTAAGATCTGTACGAATAGTGTCAGCAATTAATACAGCATATCAAATAGTAACGATAAGCATATCATTGGATCCAAACGATTTAATACTAGAAGATGTAATGGGAAAAGAACCTTTAAAATTATCTGTTAAATTATTAGGAAGACAAATAGAAAAATTACCATTAGAAGATATTCAAATGGAATTACAATATGTGAAATCAGATTCAGCCGCGCAGCCGAAAGAAAAAATGACAGAAGGTACATCAAAAAACAGAACATTAGTTAATATTATAACTGTTTGTCGAAAACCGTTTAAAATTATGACATCTATTGTTAATGATATATTTGAGGAAAAAAGTCCAAAACAAATAATAGAAGAATTAGTATCTAAAGCTGGAGGGGAATTAATATATGATTCTGATGGAGAAAATTCAAAACCAATAGATCAAATAATGTTACCACCAACAACTTTATATAATACAATTAAATATCTAGATGATAATTTTGGTTTGTTTGATGGAGCAACAAATTTGGGATTCTGTCAATATGATAGTAAAGTATATGTTCAAAATCTAACTAAAAGAATGGATAAATCTCAAACATTTACAGTATATCAATTGGCAACTGATAACACTAAAAATAAAGAAATTGTTGAAAAATGTAATGATGGTAAAAGTTTTTATACATATGGCACACTACAAAATCAATATTCAGGTAGCGCTAAATTTGCATCAAAAGCTAAAAAGATAAATCATGTAGTTAAACCAAAAAATGAATTCTATAGAGTAATTGAACAAAAAATAGATGATGTTTGTTTGAAGTTTGGAGCAATTGCAAAACAGCCCGAAATTAAAATGGATTCAAATCTAGATGATAGAGAAACATATAACATAGATCATAGTGGAAATGATGATTCTGATACATTTGCAAATGCAGCAGTTGCAAGAGAAATAATTGGATTGTCTACAGTACAAATTGCTTTAGAAAAAAGTCTTCCAATATTGAATCTTGTTAAAGTTGGAGAACCAGTAAAATTGAAATGTGGTTCATTAGAGTATATTCCTTTGGGTGGAAAATATATACTGAAGTCTAGTGATATTAATTTTTCAAGAGAAGCAGCAGACTGGGTTAGTTCATGTATTATAACTATTATGCGAACGAATCAGTATATATAGAGGTGAATAATGAAACAACAAACTAAAGATAAGGTAGAACAATTTGTAACAGAATATCTAAGATGTAAAAATGATTTTGAATATTTTGCAACTAAATATGTTTACCTTGAATTAGCAGGTGGTGATGAATTATATAAACCATATAAAAAACAGTTAGAGTTTATAAATCAATTAGAAAAAGAAAAACATTTAATTGTCCTCAAAACGCGGCAAACTGGAATATCTACGACAACACAAGCTTATTGTGCATGGTTATTAAATTTTCATGATAATACAGTAGTTGGAGTTTTGAGTAAAGATGGAAAAGAAAGCACAGACTTTTCCAGAGCTATTAGAAGCATGATAGAAAAGTTTCCCTCTTGGTTGACTCCTAAAAAAGGAAAAGAAGGTGGGTGTTTTGATAAAAAATCAGAGCAGAGTTTTATTCTTTCCAATGGATCTAAACTATTTGTTGCAACTGTAAATCCAAATGCTCCAGAGAAAACATTAAGAGGCAAAGCCGTTGGATTCTTGGTGGTCGATGAAGCTGCTTTCATTAATAAACTAGATGTGGCATGGACTTCTCTTGTGCCAGCTCTTGCAACAGCTCAAAAACAAGCTAGAAAAACAGGAACACCCTATGGAACATTAATAATATCAACTCCTAATAAAACAACTGGAATGGGAGCATGGTATTTTTCTAGATATTCAAAGGCTATGACCGGAGAAGGGATGTTTAAACCATGTGTAATTTACTGGAAAGATATTCCTGAATTAGCTAATGATTCCACCTGGTTCAAGAATCAGTGCGAAATGTTTGACAATGACCCAAGAAAAATTGAACAGGAACTTGAGCTAAAATTTCTGCCATCTGGTGGTTCATTCTTTGATGAGCAAACTTGTTTAAAACTTCAAGAAGGATGTATAGATCCAATAGAAACATTTAGATTATTTGAAGGGGAAATTTGGAAATTTCAAAATCCTATTCCTGGAAAGTATTATATAATGGGTGTTGATACTGCTCCTGAATTTGGGGAAGATAAGTCTGCTATTACTATATGGGATTATGAAACATTAGAACAAGTTTGGGAATATCAAACTAAGTGTAAAGTTATGGATTTTATTAAAGTTGTAAAATACGCGGCAGCTCAATATCCTGGTTCAATTGTTATTGAAAATAATTCATATGGAAATCAGGTTACAGAAGAGTTAAGTAATAGTGAATTTGTTGGAATGGTATATAAGGAAAAACGTGGAGAAAATAAATGGGTTTCAGGTTTATCTAATAATGCAAAAACAAGACCATTAATGATTGATGCACTATATTCTTATGTAACTCAATTTCCAAATATGGTTAAATCAAAAAGATTAGCTCTAGAACTAATTGGGTTAGTTGATAAAAAAGGAAGAGTTGAAGCAGATTCAGGATGTCACGATGACTTAGCATTGACGTTAGCATTTTGTATGCATGTGAGGAAATACGACCCTCCAATGTTCATAGATGTGAACAAGACTGCTCAAAATGCATTCATGGATATATTAGCAATGAATGATGATACCCGAGGAAAATTTAAAGATGGTTCAAGTATTATGAAACACGTAAAAGAAACAGTATTTAAACCAGAAGATTCATTAGTAAATACTTTAGAACTTTTTTATAGGTAGGGACAAAAATGAGTAACATAAAAATACAGGAGTTATTTGCACTACCTATCGGGTTAAGAAAAGTAATAACAATATATGATGTTGAATTTTATGGATCGGATACTTTAAACGAAAAATTAATTGAATCAATTAAATCATCAAAAAATGGAAAATTTATATTAAAATTATCAGAAAGATTAATAAAAAATAAAATCATGATACCATGTTTTATTAGTAAAGGAATGTTGTCATATTTTAAAAGAAAAATAAGTAAAACTAGATCCGGACAGAGAATTTTAAGAGTTTTGGATATAGAAGAAAAAACAAGATATGATGAATATTATGCTTTTTTTCATGTTGATGGAAAAGAAAATCTAAAAAAGCTGATTATTTTAATTGACAATATGAAATTAAATTTAGATAATAATAAATTAGTTTCTATTATAATTCATGAACTAGTTCATATGTTTTCTTACCAAAATCCAAATGAATTTTTAACTATATTTGAAGATGAATTAACTATTTTTTATAAAGAATATTTTAAAAGAATTTTTAAATTAGAAGATTCTAAAAAGTTAAATAGCGTTATTCAAAGTTTTTACAAAACAATATATAGGATTGAATCTCAAAAAGATCTTACTACAAAAATTATTATTTCTAAATTTGAAAAAATAAAACCTTTCTCTAAAATGAATAGTGAAGAATTTTATGATCTTTGTAAAAGATATATAGAATTAACAATCATTATACATGGAGGAGGTAATCCTTATAAAAACAAATATTATGAACTAATTGAAAATTTAGGTGAAACTTATAAAACTTGTTTTGGTAAAAAACCAGTAGGATATTGTCAAGAAGTAATTTATATTTCAGAAGTAATTTGTGTTTTATCTAGTATAAGATTTTCTTCAAAAATTAAAAATGCTATTCAATTATTATAAAGAGGTAAACATGATACAGGAGTTATTTGCATTACCAATAGGATTAAAACCAGTGGCATCTTTAGGTGATATTCCATTATACGGATCTCAAACTTTAAATGATAAATTGATTCAATCCATTAAAAGTTCTAAGCGTGGAAAAATATTTCATAAATCAATAATAAACATGATTAACACTGGTTTAATAATTCCTTGTTTTGCTGATAGTAATATAATAACTTTTTTTAGGAGAAGGGTTGCTAATGATACTAGTGGTGGATTATTAAGAATTTTAAGAATAATAGTTGCAGGAAAAAAACCAATTTCACATCCATTGGATTATGTGTTAGCATTTTATGATTTTGATTCAAATAAAATCATTATACTAATAAGTAATCATATTAATGAAGTATTTTCGGGAACAGCTTCTGATGTAGCTATATCACTTTCTTTAACTCATGAAATGATGCACATGTTTGCTCACCAAAATCCCAACAAGTTTCTAAGTTTATTTAAAGAGGAATTAAACTCATATTATTCTACTTATTTTAAAGAAATTTTTAAACTTAAAGACGATAAAACACTTGAAGATAGTATTGAACATGTTTATAGATTTATATTTCTAAAAGTAGAAATGTCAACATCAAGTGTTTCATTAACATCATTATTGAATGAATTAAACAAATTAAAAAAATATTCAACATTAAAAAATGAAGAATTTAAGAATGTATCTTTTGATTATGTTAAATTAACAAGAATATTGTTACAAAATGATATGGATAAATTAATTGCAGTAGCAAAAACAAAATATAAATATATGACTGTTCCACTATATGATTCATACAAAATATCATTTGGAAAAATACCAGTTAAAGGATGTTTGCAAGAATTAATATATCCAAGTGAAGTCATATGTGGGTTAGTAGATATTAGATTAGATTCAAAAATTAAAAACGCATTAAAATCTTTTTAAAAAATTTTGGAGATAATAATAAATGGTAAGAGATTATGATAAAGATATAGATAATATTCAATATGGAAAATCCTTTGCAAAAGATCCGAAATTTTCTGAAATATTATCAGATACATCTATTGATAGTAAAGTCACAATGACCAACGTACATAAAAATATTAATTCATTAGCTGGTCAATTAGAAAAAAGTCAATTAGATTTTCATAAACAAATTAAAGGAATTTCGGGATCTATTTCTTCTACAGTTAAACAACAAGAAAAATTAGTTAAACAAATTCAAATGAGAGAGCTAGCATCCACGAGAGATGTTAAAGTTGTTGAAAAATCCATCCAGCAAATTATGGGTAAATTGGGGTATACCATTGATATTCTTGGGAAAAGTTCAAAAAAGATTTTAGTTGATACTGCGAGAACTACAAAGGAAACTTTAAAACAATATGGTCAAGCTCTAAGTGCGGATTTTAATATTAATAAAAGCAATTTTTTAGCAATGTCATTAGCTAAAGCTTCTCCTATATTTGGTTACTTTGTTGGAAAGTTTATGGAAACTGGAATTTTTAAACATTTCTCTGAATTAATAAAAGAAAAATTAGGAATGGCAGTTACTTTTGTTGGTAATAAAATTAAAGATCTTTGGGGGAGAGGAACTACCAAAGTAAAAACATGGTATAATAAAAGAAAAGAATCTAAACAAAACCAAAAAGAATTACCTAAATTACAAACTGGAGGTTATGTTACTAAAGCTGGAGCCGCAAAATTACATGCAGCTGAGGTTGTTGCGCCGGTAGAAAAATTAAGAGATATGTTTACTGAAGCATTACAACCAGTTACTGATACAGTTAGAAAAATATATTCATTTATGAAGTGGTCAGCAGCTTTTAGAACTGCTGGAAGATTATATAGAATGTTTAAAAGAAGTAAGTATTCATCATATTTATCAAAAAGTAAAGATCCTCAAATTAAATTAACTGAAGATATGGGTTTATTTTTTAGTCAATCTATGATGAAATATGATGAAATTATTTCAACATTAAAAGGAAAAGGGAAAGAAGAAAAAGAAGGATTAACCAGTTTATTTAATAAAATAACAGGTAAAGATAAAGGTTTTCAATTTGGAACACTTGGTGATTTTGATATTAATGCTGGAAAGTCAAAAACTGAAAGAGCAAAGATTTTAGCTAAAACATTCACAGATGAGTTTGGTAAAGCTTTTAAAGCTGAGCTTAAAAAACCAGAAAATATGTTTAATAAAGTGAAAGAAAAAATTGGTGATGAAAGAATAAACAAAACTAAGGATTGGATTGAAGATCTTAAAAATATAATTACTGGAAAAGAAGTTTTAACAGTATCCAAAACAGAAAGATTAAAAGGAAAATTAGGATATAATCGAGCAAAAGAAAAAGGAAAAGAATATTATCAATTAGGAAAAGATAAATATAATGAAGAGGGAATTCCATTATATGAATCATATAAAACAAAATTAAAAGAAGGGTATAATAAATTTCAAAAATCAGAAGGTGTTACAAAAACTAAAAAATTTATTCATGATAAAATAACTGGTGTATCACTGGAAGGACTGGCTGATGCAACAATGTTTGTTCTTAAACCAATTACATCTGTTGTAAAATCTTTCCCTGGTGCATTAAGGGGAATTAAAGATTCTTTTGTTCATGTTTTTACTGGATTAAAAGATGGGTTTATTGGAGCTATAAAAGGAATTCAAGATTCTTTTGTTCATGTTTGGGAAGGGGTTTTAAAAGGAATAAAAAATCTTGGAAAAAATTTAGTAGGGGCTTTAAAAGGTGTAGTAATGTCTTTTGTTCATGTTGGTCGCGGATTGGTAAAAGGTTTAACTGGAGGGGTAAATCTTTTAACAAAAAGTGTTGCAAAAATTGCAACATCTTTTTTATCTGGAGCAACTGCTTTTATTGGTGGTGCTACACAAATAAAAAGAAAAATTTCGTCCTTTAGAGAATCATGGAAAAATAAAAGTATTTGGGGATCAGCTAAAGGATTGTTTACAAGTTCAGAAGGAAAAGAAGAAACAACAAAAGATACAGGCGCTGGAGCAATAGCTTCAATTAATAAAAAAGAAAAAATAAAATCTGGTATTGAAGGTCAACTGCAAAGATTGCGACATTCTGTAGAAGAATTTCATGGATCCGTAAGTAAAGATTGGGCTGAAGATAAAGAAAAGGCTAAAGAAAATAATCAAACTGTAAAACAAAGTTGGAACAGTATGATTAATCAATTTAAAGAGAGCAAGGAAAATGTTAAAAAACAATGGAAAACATTAAAAGATAGTTATGCAATTTTTAAAGAAGAAAAAGTAATACAAAAGAAAATAAAAAATGCAACTGAAGGAACTGAATCAAAATTAGGTCTTGGTCAAAGTGCTTTAAAGAAAGCTTTTTCATCAATTGGAACTTGGTTAATGATTGGAATTGGATTAATTAAATCAGCATTTGGAAATATTATGAAAATGGTTGGCGGTTTGTTGTCAAAAATACCATTTTTAAAAAAATTATTTCCAAGTCTTGAAAAATTTGGTGGGGTCGGAACTAAGAAAGAGGGTAGTTTATTTTCGAGAGCTAAAAAATCTGGGAAATTTAAATATGGAGGAACTGGAGTTAAGGCTGGAGGAATAGCAGGATTGGGAATGGGTGCTGGAATGTCAACTCTAGGTGGTGGAATAGCCGGAGTAATGTCTGGAATAGAAGTTGGACAAGAAAGAGGGATGGCTTCTGGTCTAGCTCAAGGAGCAATATCTGGTAGTTTATCTACCGTTGGTGGTTTATTATTAGGTCCTATTGGAACTGTACTAGGTAAAATGTTGGGCGATGCTATTGGAAAAGCTGCGTTTGGTCTTGGTGATTGGATGGCCAAACATTTTAATATTTTTGAAATTGTTGATAAGTATATTCTTTCACCAATTCAAAATATTTTTAGAACAATTGGAAATGTAATTACAGATATTAAAAATGGAATAGTTTCTGCGATAACTTCTGTTCTTCCAGATTGGGCTAAAAAACTAATAGGAATAACTGACACCAAACCACAATCTGAAGGTGATAAAATTAGAGAACAAATGAAAAGAGATCCAGAGGCAGCATTTAAAGAAGCTCAATTCCAAGCTGCTAAAAGATCAAAAATAAATAGAGAATCAGGAGGGGATGAAGTAGATAATAAAAATATAAAATCCCCTTCAATTTCAGAAATAGTTCAATCATTTTTATTATCTAGAAGCCAAGATGAAATCAGTGATTCTTTTCATGGTAATTCAACAATATCACCATCTATGGCGCCGGCAGCAGGCCAAAAAAGTATTTCCCAAAGAATGGCATCCTTTGTATCAAACATTGGGGAAAAAATTGCTTCTGTCTTCAATGGGAGTGGTGCTCTACCAACTGACTCATCTGTAGTTACTTCAGAATTTGGCCCAAGAAATACTGGATTAGTTGGGGCATCTACCTTTCATAAAGGTATAGACTTAAGAGCACCAATGGGTTCTCCAATTTATGCAATGCAACAAGGAACAGTTGCTGGAATAAATGATAAATGGGGAAAAGTAATTTTAAAACATCCAAACAATTATACATCAGAATATGCACATTTGAGTGAGTTTGGTGTTAAACCTGGTGATATTGTTCAAAAAGGACAGAGAATTGGTTCAGCTGGAAAAACAGGTCCAATACCAGGAATGGCGCCACACTTACATCATACAATAAAAGCACCTGATGGAACTGCAATAAATCCAAGAAGTTTTTATGAGCAAATTGGAATAGATTTGCAACGAAAAGGTGGAAATCAAATTTCAAATAGAGAAGTTGGTGGTCCAAATTTAAATATGAAACATGTTGCAAAAATGCAAGCTGATAAAGATATGACTACTGCTAATTTATTTAATGAATCAACAAAGGGTATTCAAAATTCATTACAAGATTCTATGAATCATAGTGGAAAACAAACGGCGGTTATTATTAACTCAATGACAAATTCTATCTTGTCATCAATGAATTCATTAGCAAAATCTGTATCTGGTGGTGGTGGAGGAAGTAATCAGGGTAATGACGAAATTTCTGCAATTCTTTCAGGAAGAATGCAATAATAAAACGGAGAAAATAAAATGGCACCAAAAAATCAACAAACTAAATCTAAAAAATCACCTAAACAAAAAGCTAAAGCGGTTGTAAAAAACCCACCAATTCCAGGGGATACTTTACCAGATGTTTTAGGAGGCCCTCCAGAAGATGTTGCCAGCAATCTCTTATATAATTCAAGAATGTATATAGATATATATCCATGCAAAACATCGTTGGAAAAAGGGATATCATTAATGACAATGGATCAAAATGGAGGATGGAAAGGATACGTAGATGAATTAAGAAAATTTGGGTTTGAGCCTAATCCTCGACATACCGCTCAAAAAGGCATCACTGTAGCATGTCAGGCTGAAAATTTTCCAACTGACACATTTACAAATGAATATGGTGAGCATTTTTTAAACCAAATTACAAATTCTGCCGGTCAAGGTTTTGGCGAATTAGCTCAAATGACTGGTTCAAAAACAGGAACAGAAGCTTTTACAAAATTAGGAAAGTTTACAGAAAAACTTGGAAAAGATGGTGGGGTGGTTGGTACAGGAATAAGTGCAATTGGACAAGGGATGCAGGATTTTAGTGAAGGAGCTAAAAATCTTAAAAATAAATTGGCAAAACAAGGAGGAATGGCAGCAGGGGTTTCAAAAATGATGGATGCTATGTTAGCTGGTGCCAGGATAGATTTCCCACAAATCTGGAAAAATAGTTCATACAATGCAACATATTCTTTTACAATTAAACTTTATAATCCAAATCCCGGCAGTGATAAATTAACAAAACAATTTATTATAGGTCCGTTAGCTGCAATTTTATGTTTGGCACTTCCACAAGCTTTTGATGAGAGTGCTTATACCTGGCCATTTTTTTGTAAGGTAAAATGTAAAGGATTGTTTGATATTCCAATGGGAGCAATTACAAATATTTCTGTAATTAAGGGAGGAGAATCTGGAGCGGTAGGATTTAATCAGAGGGTTGCTATGGTTGACGTAAGAATAGATTTTGTCAATTTATTCAATACTTTATTACTTTCTAAAACAGGAGCTAATAAAAGACCAACATTAAAGGGTTATCTTGATAATATGATGGATAAATACAAAACAGAAGATTTATATGTTAAAGATGACTACAAACTTCCTGCTTGGCAGACTGCGACTACAAATCCTGGTGATGTATCAACTACACCAAATACCGCAACTGCGGTGGATCCGACAGCTCCACCTACATCAAGGGTTGATACTTCGAAACAATCTGAGGAGAACAATTTGATAAACAGACAACCAATTATTGATTAACATACTACATTTCTAATATAGAATCCAATATAATATGCTAGGAAGGAATTAAATTGAAACTTTGTTTGATTCGTTAATCTATTATATTTATCTTCAAATTTTGTATTTTTTACAACCTTCAATAATAGATTATTAATTTCTTGTTTAAAGTATACAGTTTTTACTGTTCTTTTCAATGACATTAATTTTTTAATATAAGGTATTAATCCAGGACCACATATTTGTTTAATTGAAGACATATCTTTAAAAAACAACTCAATTATAAATTTAATATCATTAACTAGATTTGTATTTTGTAATTCTTTAATAAGAATTGTTGCTATTGAGGTATTAACTTTTGTTAATTTTCTTGCAGATTCAAAAGCTTTGTAATCTAATTCTTTATATACACACATTTTATTAGCAATTGTTTCTGCAATTCTTTGACCCTTTCTTAATTCTTCTGGATACATTTCTTTTCCGGATTCATCTTCTTGAGATGTTCCCAAACCCATTCCTAGTTCATCATTTCTATAATAAAATTCAGCAAAACTTTTTAAACTTTGTGCAATTCTACTTCTTGCCTCATAAAGAAAAGATGAAATTTTTTCCGGATCAAGTTCTAAAAATGCTGAAGTGTATCTTTTTTTCATTTCATTTGACAAATGAAATAATGCATTGGATATAGTTTTTTCTCTAGTAAATAAATGATTTGGATTTAAATGATCTATTGTATAAGAAAATACTTCTGGTTTGCAATATTTAAACATTATTTGAAAAAAATTAGAATACTGTCTTATTACATAATACAACATCAATGTACTAAATGTTTGATGATCTTTCTTTTCTAAAAAATGATACATTAAAACTATTAAAAGATTAGAACCAACATCTGATTGTAACAATGCATCTTGAGCTTTTGTTCCTTGATAAAATCTTTTAATAAAATCTCTAATATCTTTTTCTTTTATTTCAGTTAAGTTTAAAAGTTCATGAAAATGTTTTTTCCAAACCGGATGATAACAAGGTTCTGCTAGATTATTTAACTCTGAAACGGTAAGTCTAGTAATATAAGTTTTTAGTTTAGAATCATTAAAAACTGCATTTTGTTGAATAATTTGCATTATGAATAAACCCTTACTGAAATAGAATTTTCATCAAAATATATATACTCTGGTGAGTATTCCAATAGTTCATCTTCTGTTAATGTTTCTAAGGCATATTCAAAGAAAATATTGGATTCTGGTTTAATTAAATTACAATTTCTAACTCCAGTTATTCCTTGTACTGTTTCAATAATTTCGGATTGATACAAAGTAATATTTGGTCCGAATCTGGTAGAGAATTCTGTTAATAATGTATCCTTTACAAGATTTGCTAATTCAACATCTGATCCATAATAATTGGAAGCTTTAAATACTTCAACTTCTAATTCTAAAGGAATTTGATATTCCATTAAAACCCATTTATTTCCATTATAAATATATTTTTTCCCTTTATTGGTTACATAGATTATATCATCTGTTATTGGTGCAAAGTAATACCAAATAGTTCCAGTAGTATCTATACACTGAGCAATTTGTCCATATTTATTAGCCCAAGTTCCAGACTCAGTAAAACCAATAATATATCTATCACCGATACTTGGTAATATGGGTGGAGTTGTGATTCCGATATCTATACAATCATTTTTAGTAACTGGATTATATTTCATGTTAATCATAGATCCAGTAGTATTTGTAAATTTCAAATTAGTAAAATCTGTTAACATTCTATATGATTTAAAATCCATTACAGACATCATATTTTGAAGAATGGTTAATTCAAAACTTTCTTTATCTATCCCATCATAATAATCTTTTTCAACAACAGGAATATCATAAACAATTGTTGTTCCTGCAGTTGAATCAATTTCAACATTTGACATCATAAAATCATCTAATGATTTACTAAATGTAACTTCTGCAGAATATGTGGCGATTGGTGATCCTGAATTAGTAGAAATTGTCAATTCTAAATCAATTGTTCCCGAAGGAAATAAAGTATAGGGATTAAATGTATATGTAAACTTTTTACTAGTTGGATCATTAGTCATTGAATATACTAATGATGTATTAACTACTTTTAATTCACCTAAACATAAATCATAATCTGATTCTGTTGAGTTATAGGATAATTCAAATACTGCAGTATTTCCAACTTTTGAAACAGTTAATTTAGAACAAACAATATCATAAACAACACCATAACTTGTAATTAAAGTAGGAACAATTTCTACTTCATACATGATATAATTATATGAAGCTGCAGCGTTAATTAAATCTATACTAATGTCAAATAATGTATAGTAATAATCAGAGTCTATAGAAACTATTGTTTCTCTTGGAATATAAGTTGTTGAAATAGGAATAGTATATTTAGCATTTCTAGTTGGAACAATAGCTGCTTCTGTGATTGTTTCTCCAGTTGTAACAGAAGTTCTTGTATTAGATCCAAAATTTAAAATTGAAAATAATTGAATTTCATTGCATTTAACATCAGATCTTTTTAATACTGGAAGAGTATTACTAGCAATTGGTGTTCCTGTCATGATAGCCCCAGCATGTTGATAATCATATTCTGATGTCAATCTGTTCAATGCTACCAAATTAGCAATTGAGTTACTTCTAATTTCTTGAATGGATTCTTCGTCTGCACCACCAGATGCTGGAGAAGGATTAGTAACTGTGTAATTGATTATTGAAGTTTTTCCAAAAGAATCAGTAACATACATTCTATCTCCAGTTTTAATAGTAGATGCAATTACATTTCCATCTGCACCCTGAGTAATAAAAGCTGTTACTTTTACAGTCGATCCGCCAACTGGTTGTGCTCCAATTAAACCATTTCCAAAAATTAATCTTCTTCCGGTACTAGTTGTTCTAGATACATATCCATAATCTGTTGCTGACATTAAATAAATACTGTTAAATTCAGTGTATAATCTCCATGATGCACTATCTGGGTCTCTAACTTGAACTTCTAATGAAGATAATTTTCCATCTAAAGGAACATCTATCGTAATAAATTGATATAATTCAATATCTGAATCTATTTGAAATTCTTGTTCTACTTCTTTATATTGTCTAACCGGTAATATAAATGTAAAAGAAGGATCCGATGAAGTAGTATCTATGTTGACTGGAAGATTATATGTTTTTGTCGAATCCTGTGTAACCACAATAGAAACACTAGCGTTGTTAGTTACTGTTATGTCAGTTTCATAATATGTTAAAAATTCTATATCATCAGCATAAAATTTAAAACTTTCCGGAATAGAAAAAGATGTGTTTGCATCAGTAAAACCTAAAGGAATATTTATTAAAACGTTTGCTGTCGAATATGATGCTTCAGAAGGATTGTATCCTAAAAATGCAGATAAATTATAAATTGATTCCGGAAGTTGAGCAGTAGTCAAGAAGAACTCCTTATAACTGGAGCTAGAATAAAAAATAATATTGGACGTAAGAGTCGCAAGTGTATCAACCAAAAATGATAAAAAAGAACTCTTTATTAAATCAACATTCTCTATTTCTAAATAATATTGCATGTATTCTATAATTTGATTACGTATGTTATCTCTAGAAATGTAAACTTGATTTGATAAAGTTGTGTCTATACTAGAAGTTGCCATCTAATGTCCTTTTATAAAGTTAAACAAAATATAAACCTGAGTTTTGATCAAATAATCCATTTAAGTTTTCTCTGATTGTTTCATTTTTAGATAATAATTTTGTCATGGAAACAGACTCAGATAATTGATGAATTTTTTTATCATAATCATAAAAAATTAAATTTTCAGAAACCTGCAAGTCAATCTCAGTTGTTGTTCTTGATTGTTCCCCAACACATCCTAATTTCCAATAATTTTTATCTCCACTTGTTTGTTTTTGAACACCAGATACAACATATAATGCATATCTATCATCTTCCTGAATATAATTTTGATATAATTTGATGATATCATTTGGGTATGGTGTTATTCCATATGAACTTGGAATTACAAATCCAGTTTTTTGGTCATTTACATATCCAATCTCTTGAGCGTCAAAAATCGTGTCAATCTCTTCAATAAAATAAACTGGTAATGTTAAAATCTTTTTCCATCTTACCCCAGAATATTGTCCTATCTTCTCATAATAACCACCCATCAAATTTTCATTATCCCAGACTGTTTCCTCCGGATCTAAATTATAATAAGTAACTAAATATGCTTGACCATGTTTAGAATAAAAATCGTATAATGTTTTCCAATAGTCAACAAAATAATCATTTATTCTATTATAGTTTTGCATTCTTTTTAGCTAACTCCCGTTGTTTCATTTTTGCAATTTTTAATTTTTTATCTCTTTTTGACATTTCAACTTTATGTTGATAATCACTTAATTTTATTTTAGCTTTTCCTAATCTTTCATGTAAATCTTGTAAATATGAAACTATTGTTTTTCTGCATTTTTCAGGATTCTTTTCATACCAACAATCACCTAATTCTTTTTTAACTGCAGTAATAGCCTTTTCTAAAGATATTACTTCACATTTCTTATAACATAATCTTTTATCTAAATCATTTTTGATAACGTTACATTTGTATAAACATTGATAATTTAATTTTGTAATTAATTTGTAAACAACATATAATTCTGTAGTAGCCGGAACAGGCATGACAGCGGCAACCAATAAACCTCTTTCAATTTTTCTTCCTAGTTTATCAAAATCAAATTTTTTCTTTTCTAAAATTGAACATAATCTAATTAATTGATTATTAGGAAGTATTTTGATAGTTTCAATTAATTGTTTTCTATCAAAATTTGAAATAGATTTTTTGATTGTATCACTATTAATTACAATGTCTAAAAGTAATCTTCTCAATTTACTATTCCTATTTATTCTTTTTAGATTGATTCATCTGAACTAAATACTGTTGATACTTAGTTTGCCATTTAATTAATTCACTAGAAAGTTTCTTTTTACATTTAATAGGATCTGCAGCACCTGAGCATTTTCCCATATCAGATTTGATCTGAGAAACTACTTTCTTAATTGCTTCCATCTTACATGCCATCTGAGCTTGTTTGTTTCCTAAATTTTTTCTAACACAAGGATCAGAAAGTTTTCTAAATAGATATAGTCCAGCAACTGCAGCAATAGCGCCCTTAACACCTTTACCAGAAGCACCTTTGGCATATTTTGGAATAAACTTTGCAAATTTTCCACTTCTCTTTAAAGTTTGTTTTCCTAATTCTTTAATCTGTCCATCTACTTGAGCCAATTTTTGTTTAGCCTTTGCAATTTCATTAGCGTTTTGAGAAAAATTTATTGTTGTGTTTAATTTATCTTTAAGACCTTTCAGAGCATTTAGTTTTTTATTTGTAATTATATCACTAACTTTTTTTGCACCATATGCTCCAGCAACAGCTGTCGTACCATATTTTGCAACTTTTTTAGTTTTTGATTCAAATTCTCTTTTTTGCTCTGAGGTAACTTCTACACCTTCATTAAAGAGAAGACCAATGACTTTCTCATATTTCATTTCTTTAATTTTATCAAATAATAATGTCTTCTGAAAGAAAGAAAGTTTCTTATCTAAACTCGTACTTTCTTTCACTATGTTCATCAAAACTTCTTTACAAGAAAGTTCAATTAATTTACTATCTTTATTCATGGTAGTATTTTATCCTCCTATTAGGTTTAATTCTTTTCATTTCATCAAATCTTTGTTTGTTTCCCATAAAAGCCGCCTGTTTTGCTGCGACCATTTTCATATCTTGATTTGTAACTTCTCCAGTTACTAGATTTAAATCTCCTTTAACTAAATAAATTCTTCTAGCTACTGTACTATATTCAACATCATAATTTATTTCTAAATTAGATTTAATATTGAATCCTTTTTTCTGAAGAGTAATGATATATTTACCAGGAGATGGATTAGTTGATTTACATTTTAAAGATTCAACTTCAACAAATCTTTCTCCAAAATACTCATACTCACCTTCAACAGTTTGATCAATAATTTCCTCTGGAAGTTTAACTAATAATTGAGCTGCATATGTATCTTCTTCTTCAGTTAATTGACCAATCAAAGCTAGATACATATATTTTTTAGGATCAACTGGAATAAAGAATAAGTGTGTATTATTCTTATGTTTCCTTATTAGTATTCCACTATATTTTTTAACTACACAATACCTAATAGTTCCATCCATAATTTGATAAGTCTCCGATGGTATATTTTTAATTTGTTCTAAATTTAAGAGAAACTCATGTATGTATTTTCATCCATTGTTAAATTCATCTCACTGTTATCCCCCTCATAACTAGCAACTATTGAAACATTAAAACCTTTTTTATTTTTAAAAAAAGCTACATTTATTTCATCGATATTTGCTCTATCGTCGTATGTAGTAATTGCTCTATAAATTTCATTCTTAATACTCTCTTGAGTTACAGAATCCGCTGGTTCAAAAATATACAAATATAAATCACTTCCAAATTCCGGATCATGATCCATTGACCCTCTAGGTGTCATTAATATATTACTCCAAGATGCTAAAATTGCATCCATATCAAATAATTTATTAAAATCTCCACTTGGAGAAAGCTTAGAAGAAAAATCCAAAACTCTTCCGGATGAACCTATAGAAGTAGTTTTGAATTTATCTAATATATTTGCCATGATTTACCTTTTTTGTTTTTGAGAAGATCTGAATTTAGATTCCTGTTCCTTCATAATTTTTTGTCTTTCTTCTTCTAAATCTGCTTTCCATTTAATTAAATCATAAAAGCGCTTAACAGGCATAAAAATAATATCATGATATGGAACCTTCATAAGCTCCATAAGTGAAAAGATATTCTCAGTTAAATTTTTCCTGTACAACGAGATTTCGTTATGAAGAGTACACCATGCGAAAAAAGTTTTCCACTAAATCAATATTTACAATATCTTCTGTTCCACAATGCTGACAAAATACCTGCATCTTTAATGAAGTTTCATATTTTCCAAATTCCTCATTAAATTTTTCATAAATTTCTCTTTTGTCCTTAGCAGGTAAAGTTCTGTATGCATCAATTATATCCAATCTTGCATTAATAACTAAAGGTTCAGTAGCCGCCTCAATGTCCTGTTCAAATCTTTCAATAATTAATGTTTCAGTAATTATGTCCATTGTAGAACCAGGTCTTGATGACATACTCTTAATTGCATTCATTTCATCTTCCAATGTAGGCTGTTTAATGTATGCAACTACTCCCTTTGATTTTGGAAGTTCTACTTTAACTCTTTTTGTTAATATGTCTTCACCTGGATAGGGATTGAAATTAAATGTGTCAGATGCAGCAACAGTTACAGAAAAATCCTTTTTACAATTCTTGCATTTAATATCGTAGTTTCTGATATCCTCATATGTTATATGATATAAACCATATAATAATGTATCTCGATCCTTTAAAGTAACTAATTTTAAAAAGTCTTTGAATTCTGTAATAGTATCTGGTTTCTTAACCAATGTCTCGTAAATACATTTGTTTAAGTGCTCTGTTACCTTTGTTGGAGTCATTAAAGACCCTTTTAATCTCTCCTCGTCCTGAACATTTAAAGTCCTTGTTGTAAATGATAAATGTGTTTGTGGAGTGATTACCTCGTATTCCGGATACTTTAAGTTGAAACCTGTGAATGGCATTTTTTAAACTCCTTTCTTTTCGCTTTCTATTTTTTAGTTATTCTTGTTATATCTTATTGATTGTAACTCTGTACAGTTGGTTTTACTGATGCAAACATTTCCGCCCAACTCTGACATCTCTGGAGAACCCAAGGTTCTCTCCATGCATAATCAACATTGAATTCAATTTCCACATCCAGTCTTCCAACTGTTTCAACGTCACTGCCGTATAAGTCAGCTGGATCCTTAGTTGGAAACATTCCGTCATAACATGCAAAGAATTCAACAGTTTGTGCATCCGGAGCAGTTGTCCAGTAATACATTAATGCAGAGTACTGAGATTTAGTGTACCCAGATCCATCGTCCCCGTCAATTAAATCTGTAACACCAGTTCTGTAATCCCGAATTAACTTAAACCATCCTGAGAAAATGTCAAGAAGTGGAGTCTTGTTGAATTCTAAGAATTTGATAGATACTGAGTTACCGTAATCTATATTGCCAGGAACTGCGAATTTTACCCCTCCCAATCCAGTAAATTCAACCTTGTTTAAAGTTCCGCCCGGAGGAGTTACACTTAAACAAGAAGCCGCTAAAACGTTCTGAATTTCTGATGTACTTGAAAGTCCAGAGTTAAAAGTTTTTGTATAATCCGTAAGCTTGGGTGGTAAATAATCAAACCATATAAAGTGAT